GCAAAATATACAGGATCTTCTTTACATTTTAAGAATTCAATAATCTGTTCTTCTGTAAATTCAATTTGTGTATTTGCTTTTTTTAAATTTGGGTTACCAAGATAGACTTCACTCATAAAAAATTACCTACTAATTTCTTCCCAGTCCATTGATGCGTGAATATCTGCACCATTAGCATCAGAAGCACATACAATAGAAAGTTCATAAGGTGTTCTAGTCAATCCATCTCTTTCTAACTGGAACTTAAATAGTGCCTCTTTAAGAATATCTACTGATGTTGAACCTTGATTAGAACCATATGTATATCCAGATGCTAGTATTCTTCCACCAGTATAAGTTCCCCCACCAATCTTATATTCAACAGCACTATCAACACCAGCATCAGTCCAAGTTGCACCACTAGATGTTCCAGATGCTCTTACTTGCCAGTTATAAGTTGCATTATTTGTAATGCCTAGAATAGAAAGTGCAGTCATAATTATAATTGCATCTAATCTATTTGGTGTTGCTTTAAGACGAATTGATACAACTGTATAATAAGTTCCTGCTGTTGTTAAATCAACTGGTGTTTGGACTGGTGTTCCTACTGCCTGCTGTATTCCACGAAGTTCATAACCACCTTCTGAAATTACACTAGAACAAACTTGTTTCAGTGTGCTTGAACTTGTTGTAATTCCAGTATTTGCAATCTCATATCTCAAAGGTAATGATGCCGTTGTAATATAAGTTGAAGTGATTAAGTTTGCGTGATGGAATGAATGGCAGTGAATAAACTTCCCATCAACTACAAAACCCAATCTAACTGTTCCAAGTCCTAACCATTCAATATCCATCCACAAAATTTGTGCTTTGGAAATATCTAATGTAATGCCTGATGGATTGAGATGTCCTGCACCAAGCATAGTATCAATATTCCAATCTTCCTGTGCAACTCTTGTTGTCGTTCCAAGAGATAAACTTCTTTCTACAAAATACAAAGTATCTCCATCAAGTTCCAGATACATTCCATTATCTGCACCATAATATCCTACTCTTTGACGAAGATTTGCTTTTGCTGGGTTCATTACAAATGTATTCAATACCTGTAATGATTTTCCTGGTTGATAAGAGAATACTTTTGTGGTTTCCCTAATTGCAGAACATCCAGCAGTAGTTCCTATACTAATATTGACTAAACCTTGTGCTGTTACAAATCCAACTGTTGAACCAGTTCCTACAACTAAACCACTCCAAAGATTATTGTCCTTGTATCTGTGGGAGCTATCAAAAAGTGTTAATGGACTTGAAGTTCTTAAACGACCAAATGCATCAGTTGCTATTGGTGGAAATGTAACAGATGCTGATGATGTTGTAGAAATTGATACTGTTCCCGTAACTGGAAATGGATTTGCTGTGCTGACTGGTGAATTGTTGAGGTTGATTGATACTTGCCCTGTTGTTCCAATTCCTACTGTTCCTTGAACTGTAACAGTAGAACCAATACTTGATACTGCGACTGTTGTGACTGGATTGGTTATGTAGAATGAAGTATTAGAAATAGAAACTGTATTTCCTATTGATACAGTATTCAGTAATGAAGAAATACCAACTGGAAGATATGAAAGATTTAGATTTACTGTTCCAACACCAACAGGCATATAAGGAACACCCATATCCTGTAAAATACCACTTGAACCAACTTCTGTAATATGAGTATGGACAGGATTTTCGGGAGTGCTTGTGACTGATACAGTTGTTCCTACATTTACATCACCAGTGATTGTAATATTAGAAGAACCTAATGAAACTGGAAATGGATTAGCATAAGTAACTAATGATGTTCCAGCACCTGTAAGAACTACGGATTGTGCTGGTTGGGGAAGAGGATTATAAGACATATTAGATTAAGAACCAATTAGAACCATTGTAAAAATAAGTAAAACTTTGATGATTGATAGTCATAATAACTGAACTATCATTCTCTACACTTGTTCCAGCACCTGCCTGGACTGTTATATTGTATGTAGCAATCTTATTACCCTCGTCTTTTATGATGAGTTTTTTTCCATAAGAAGGAATTTGTGGCAATACAATTGTTACTGGAACATTTGCACTTACACCAATATAATCATCAACATTCGATGCCTGATAGTAAGTGGTAATACCAGAGATATTTACAATTGTTGTGCCACCAACATCATTTGGATCAACAAACTCTGCTTGATTTGTTGTGGAATTCCATTGTAAAAATTTATTATTATAAGCACCAGAATTAGTTGCGATGCCTACAATATCATCCAAGTATCTTAATCTGGTTTCGCCACCTCCACCAACTGTTGATAGTTGTTGTTGAATACGAGAAAGAAAAAGTTTATAATGTTTCTGTAAATCGTCAAGTGTTGCGAACTTTTGGTCTAACGGAGTTAATGAGTCTTGTTGAACTTTAACATCACTTGGTTCAGCAAGAAGTCCTAAAGATTTCTCAATTAGTTCATCTTTGGGTTCTTCAAGTTCTTCTTTATATTCTTCCAAAACCTCAAGAACTTCATCCAAAGAATTTTCAATTACTTCTTCAATTACCTTTTCTTGTTTTTTTGGTGTCTCTGAATATAACCAGTCTTCAAATGCTTTGACCGTTTTTTGTTCTTGTACTTTTTTCTTTTTCTTTGGATTAATCTCTTCTTTTAATGGAGACAAAAAAAGTTCATCAAAAGAATCTCCAACCAGAGTTTCTTTCTTTTCTTTAACAACTTTTTTTCCAGTACTTATCGTTGAAAAGAAATCATCAACAGCATCTCCTACTGTTTCGTCAAGTTCCTTTTTTCTTTTTTGCTTTCCTGCACTTATTGCAGTAAAGAAATCAGATAAGTCCTTGGAATCTATTCCAAAGTTATCCACTTATCAATCCTCGTATTCTTGACCATCCTCAGTTTCATCGAACATACTTGCAGCAACTTCTGGTCTTACTGCATTAATTTTTTCTGCTGATTTTGCAAAAAGAATTTCTTTAATCTTGTCACTGACTTCCGCAGGAGATTCGTCAGTTAAAATCAAATCCATTAAATCGTCCATAGTTATAATAGTTTTTAACTAAAAATATTTATAATTCCCCAGCAGACCCCAAATCAACACCTGCTTGTGTGTTAGTCAATCCTGGTTCTTGGGGCATAGTTCCAAGTGCATTTTGGTTTTGGTCTTGTGGACCACCCATACCCATTGGATTCATCATCATTGCTGGATCTGGAATAATTCCATCTTTAATTTCTTTCTTCATTTGTGCATTTATTTCTTTTATCTCAGAATCAGTTTGTCTGAGAATCTCTCTTCTTACATATTCTGCTGAAAAATAACGACCAAGATATGGGTCCATTGCAGCAACAACACCCAACTTATCATTCATCAATTCATTTTTCTTTAAATCAGAAAAATGATTATCATAAACATAATCAAACTGAATGTGGTCTGATAATACTTCCCAATCTTCTAGTGTTACAATATTTTTAAGAATTAATTGTGTTTTTAGTAAATCAATAAAAATTTGAGAAAATCTTTTTCTCAATCTACCAACAAAACGAGTAAATTTAAGTTCATCTCTTAGAATTTCTGATGAACGACCAAGATTAAATCCACCTTCTGCTGCAAGTCTTGTTGGTGGAACACCTAATGAATCATAGAGTTTCTTTTGGAAATATTCAATATCAGCAAGTTCTCCAAGATTTTGTCCACCAGGTAAGGTAGTAATTTCTGTTCCTCTACCACCTTCTCTTCTAGGCAACCAAAAATCCTCAAGCATTGCCATATATTTACGATCATCACGAATTTCACCAGTATTTGCATCGTAAACAAGTTTGTTTCTATAACGATTCATCACATCTCTAAGATATTGCTCTGCTTTAATCTTAGGTAGATTGCCGACATCAATGTAGAAAATTCTTCTTTCTGGAGCACGAGACAATCTATAAATTACAAGACTGTCTTCAATCATTCTTAACTGATTGAGTGCCTTAATTGCTTTATGAAGGAATGAAAGAACTGTTTGCTTATTTCTATCTACAAGACCAGAAGTAACATACACTATCGCATCTTTTGCAATTTTTACGTTATTTACATCCGATACTCGATATGTAGCATTTTGTGATGACCCAACATTTGGGTCATACATATAAAATTCTTCTACCTCTTGATTACTAAAATCAACTTGATTTTTTCCATTTACAATATTTCTATATTGAGCACCAAAAGCATCTTTATTATCTTTTTTTAATTTTCTTACGTATTTAATTTTTAATGCATCAATATATCTTACTTCTTTAATTCCATCAGAAGGTTTGTTAAAATCAATTACTTTATGGTAATAAATTCTTCCATCAATATACCAATTTCTAAAAATCTCATGGCACTTCTTATCGAAGTCCATAATTTCCTTAATATATTT